TGATGTAATAGTTAATGCTCCAGATTGTGTATTTAATGATGTAACATCTGATGATGGTGGAACTGTTAATTGTATATTGCCTGCACCTGTAGATCCAACTACTAAATTTGAATTTGGTGATGTTATACTTAATGCTCCTGATTGTGTATTTAGTGTTGAAACACCTGACGATGCTGGAGGATATGCAGTACCATTAATAGTTGTTAATTGTATATTATTTACATTTGTTATATTTTTAGTATTAGCATTTAAATCTGACGTCATTGGATTTGTTACGCTACCACCTACCAATTGATTCACTAAATAATATAAGTTATTAATTCTTGTTGAAATATTAAATGACATTCTATATATTAGTATTAGATATAAATTTTTAATAATTTGTCTATAGGAATATAAATATACAAACTTTCAAATGTTTTTACATCTGGTCGTCCTGCACGCTTGAATGGTTTTCTTTCAAATTTATCAAATATTTCTTTATCATATTTGATATAATAAATTCCATCTGTAAAATTAAATACGAATACTTGATTATCTGTAAATATTTTATTTTGTGCTATCATTGTCGTGGGATATTGATTATAACTATTTGTTCTCGATTTAACTTCGTAATATGTTTCATTTCCTTTGAAATCATATTTTGATTTCTTATTTTCTGGTTTAACCAATATATCATTAAAAAATTTATTTAGTGTAGTTGTGATGTCATCTTCTTTTTGTGTTCCGAATGCATAATCTTCTGTAAATGTTCTTGACATTTTTACTTGTATATATTAATCTAGATATTTTTTTTAAAGAATCTAAATTAATTATCTATTAATCCACTTACAATCTCATCATATGAGAGTTTAGTATCTTTTTTTAATTTTTTCATATATCTTGCATAATCACAACCAGAATAACGGTCTTTTAATAATTTTTGTATTCTATTTACCACGTGGCGACCACACGTCGAAATACTTTTATCTGATTCATCTTGATATGCTATATCATTATAAACAACTTTAAGATCAGTCGAATTATATAATTTTTTTAAATATTCATCATATTCACCTAATCCTGCGAGACGGTCTTTAGATTGCCATTTTAAAGGTGTATCAGGTATATTCCCATATGAATCAAAATTTTCAATTTTATCATCATACCTTAAAACTGCAGTCCAATGTCCCGTCGTTGGACTATCGAGATATAAAATTATAAAATATGTATTATTGGTTGGTAGTAGGTCTTCTATATCTTCATATTGTGATAATTGAGGATATGTTAAAATTTTTGCATTAGGTAAATAATTATGAATATCAGCATCTCCCATTGGAATTGGTATATTTTCATCGATTTCTTCTTTTACTGCTTCAGGGATACCTTGACCTTTATACTTTTCTTTTAGTCCTATTGCACTCATCTGTTTTTTTGCTCGTGATAATGGTATAGGATTATTCGAAAAACATTTATTTTCATCACGCTTACATACTTTATAACCTGAATCAAATTTTTTAATTTTGTATGGCATTACTAATATAATATAGTTAGATAAAAATTATATTAAATTATTTAGGTATTCCAAAAATTAAAGATACATCATTATTTAATTTTTTAGTTCTATAACTGGTAGGATTGAAATATTTTTTATTTATATTTTCATATCTATATGAATTACTTGTTTCTCTTCCTGTCAATTTATTTTTTTGTAAAATATGGCGTGCGTGTTGGTCTGCCTCTTTCTTTGGCATATCTTTATTTATTACGACAGCGTGTAGTTGATATTCTGATGCTGATTTTCCTGATCCTTTCATTTCTTTTCTTTTTTTAGAACCACCAACTAATTGAGGTTTAGTTTTAATTAGGTCATCAATTGCTTTGCCTTCATTTAATCTATCAGTTATTTCATTAACAAACTTTTTAAATTCAGGATTATAAGTGGTTAATTCATATTTTAATAATTTTTCATAATCTGGATTATTTTCTAATTCATTTAGTTCTTTTTCTAATGGATCAGTTTTGACCTTATTTGCTTCCTTTTCTTTTGCTTGTCTTTCTTTTTCATCTGCCATTTGTTCTGCATAACTTTTTTTAATACTTGATGATATTGTGGTGATATTTTGACCGAAATTTATACTTCTTAATTCATCATTAATTTCTCTTATACGCTTACGTATAGGTTCGCCCTTTTTCTTAACTTCTTCATAATCATCATATTTAGTATATGGGTAGATTTTTTCTAATGTTTCTTTTAAACTTGATTGAATATCATATATCTTACTTTCTTCTTCACCTGCTTGTTTCTTCATCTTATTAAATTTCATCGTCTCACTTCTACCTGTTTTTTGTTTGGTTTTCTTTGCTTCAGCATTTAATTCTTTTGCATAATCATTTGTTTCAGATGCTACTTTTTTATATACTGCGATTTGTTTGATGAGATTATCACCGATATTATTTAATTTATCTTGTAATTTTTTACCTTCAGTATCATCTAATTTCTTTTCTTCTTCTTTTGGTGCTGGTTTAGGTGCTTCAACTTTAGGTGCTGGTTTAGGTGCTTCAACCGTTATTTCAATCTTTTTTTCTTTTTTAGGTGCTTCTTTAGGTGCTTCAACTGGTTTTTTATTTTTTTTCATTCTTTCTTTTTCTTTAGCATTTCTTTCTTGTTCTTTAGCAATTCTTTCATTTTTATCATCTTCAATTTCTTTATTGGTTAGAACTTTAACTGGTTTATCATCTTCTAATATAAAATCATTATCTTTTAAATCTTGTTCTAAATCAGCAATTGTTTTATACACAATTTTATTTTTATTATTAAAGGTTGTTAATGGTATGCCTTTTTCTTTTGCTTTATCTGCAAGTTTGGAATATTTTTTTTGATTATCATCAGTTAAATATTTTACATAAGTTTCTAATTCTTTTGCTACCTTTTGACCTTCTTCTTCTAATTTTTTTGTTATTTTTTCAGTTTCTAATCTCTTTTTGGTTTGTGCTTTTGTTTCTTTTTTTGGTGCTGGTGTTGGTACTGATTTTGGTGCAACTTTTTCAATCTTCTTTTCTATCTTCTGCACCGCCTTCGCAACTATACCTTTTGGTGCTGGTGCTGGTTCTGGTGCTTTTAATGACATTTCTAAATCGTATTTATTTTTCTTAACTTTCTTACCATTTATGGTTTTAGTTAAACTAATACCTTTAGCAACTGCTTCTGCTTTCAAATCTTTTAATAATTTAGGTTTAACTTTAACTGCTTTTTCTTTCTTTGGTTTTGGTGCAGGTTTTGCTTTTTCTTTCTTTGGTTTTGGTTCTTTTTTCATTGCTTCTTTATCTTTTAATGCTTGTGCTTTCGCTTCAGTTGGATTAAATGTATCATTTTCTAAATCTTTACGATTTTTAGGTTTTCTCTTACCATTTACAATCTTACTTAATGGAATACCTAATTTTTTGACTTGTTCTCTTAATTCTTTAACCGTTGGTTTAAATTCTTTTTGTTGCTTTTCTATCGTCCCCTTGAGTTCCGTAAGTTCTTTTGCAAGGTCTTCCTCATTAAGTTCAATGACTTGTTCTTCACCTGTCCTTTTTTTCGCCTTAATCCCTTGTTGAATTTCACCTTCCGTAAGTAATTGTTGTCCGTCTAATTCCATTATACGATTTGGCATTTTAGTAAGAACTATAATTTCCATACCAAAATTAGTTTCCATTTCTTTTGTTACTCCTTTATCTGCTTTAAATTGACTACTTTTATAAATTTGAGCGTTGCTTTCACCTAATAATTCTAAATATTGATTAAATTTTTTAAATGGTTGTATATCTGGTTGTCTTTTATGACGATTTGATATAATCATAGCGAGTTTTCCACCATCAACTAATAAATTATATGCGTGAGCGACAAAATCAACATCAAAATATGTTTTATCACGTTTGTCAAATACTGCTTTTGTCCCTTTCTTTCTATTTCCTTCTTTTTTTACGTCTTCATATGATCTTAAATTGAATGGTGGATTTCCAATAATATAATCATAGTTATATTTATTTTGTAATTTCAAAAAATCAATATTTAATAAACTTACATTATCAATACCATTATATTGTGCTTTAGCAATTTGAAAAAATACATTATGGATTTCAACTGCATCAATCATATAATTAAAAGCATTAGGTTGTTTTAATAATCCTCCTATAATATTACCAATTCCTGCAGTTGGTTCTAAAACTTTTAAATTTTCTCTTGTATCATCTTTGATACCTGATTTTTCAATTAAATCCATTACTTCATTTTCTGGTGTAAAATTTGCTTGAAAACTTGTTATTTCAGTTTTAGATATATCAAATGCACTAAATATCTTATCTAAACTCGCACCTTCTTTGATTAGTTTTTCAACTTTATCAACAACATCTGCTTGTGGTCTATTTTCAATAATTTGTTCTAAATCTGGATTTCTATTTTCTTTAAAATTACTATCACCTTCAAATCGTATAATACGTTTATTAATTTTATCAATTTCTTTTTGATAAAACTTTTTATACATTTCTCTTTTTAACATTATTTCCTGCTTACGAGTTAATGGTGGATTGCTAGATGAATTCGCTACTAATAATGCGGAATTAAAATCTTTGATGAATTCATTATTTTCAACATTATTAACCGTTTCAAATGATGGTAGAGATAATATACGTTTTTCATATAAATTAATCTCTTCCTGTTTATTAAACATAATATTATACATATGAATATCACGAGAACCAAATGATAAAGTTTTCTTTGCTTTTTTATCTTCTAATTCTACTGTTGTATTTTCTTCAGCACCACCTGAATATCCACTACCTTGTTTTTGTTTAGGAACTTTTTCCATTGGATATACTAATGTTTTAATGTCATCGTTCATTATTTTTTCAGCATCTTTAAACCATTTATTATACATTTGAAGCATACTTCCTTTTTTAGTACCATCTGGTGCAATAACTTGAGCGTTTCCTAAATTTTCTTCAGTTCCTTCAGGGATACCAACCAACATATAACAATTTACGGTTGATTTATCGCCTTTTTTATGACTGTCTAATCTTAAACCACGAGCAAGAATTTGTTCCATAATAGCATAATTCCAATATGGTTGAGTAACAATAATATTATCAGTTTCTTTAAAACTTACACCTTCTTTGATAGCAAGAGAAAAGACTAAAATATCAACCTTACCTGTATTATAATCATTCTCATTTTCTTTCTTTTTTGCTTGACTTTCTTTACCACTAATGACACGATATTTAATTTTTAAATCATCTAATTGTTCTAATAATGGAACTATACCACGATTTACGAATTGAGTATAAATTAAGGTTCTTTCACCTTTGTGTTCCTTTAAAAAATCTAAAACCCATTCATTTTTAGCACCATTAAAAGCATTTCTACTATCTACAAAAAATTCATCTTTTTCATTTTCACCTTCTTCAGGTTCGGCGACAATTGGTATAAAATGAAAATTCTTTTTAGGAAATTCTTTGCTTGTTGATGGGATACGATAAAATGATATTAAACCTTGATAATAAATTTTAAATTCATCATCATACGCTGGAGATTGTAATCTTTCCCAATTATCAGCATCAAAATTTAATAATGGTCTTTTTTTATAACCTAAAGCGATGATTGGTTCTAAATCTGCAGGACTATTTACAAATAGAGTACCAGTCATAAAAATAGTTCTTAAAAATTTATTTTCTGATAACATCAATTTACGTGCGAGAACATTTCCTAATAATGAATAATCACCTGTTTCTACCCATTTTCTAGCACTAACTTTTTCATTAATACCTTTAGTAAAAAAATTTCTTAAATTATGCACTTCATCGACGATTAATAAACTATCAGGTCTAAAATTCATATCACTTCTTATCATTTGTTGGTATGAAATAAAATAATAAACATAACTACCATCTTCATATTGTCTTGTAGGATCAATACCTGCTTTATACATACCTTCCATCATACCTAAAACTAATGACGCAGGAGTTAAAAAATATACGTGATGTTTAGGGTTTAATTCTGTAAATTGTTCGGCACAATTAGTTGCTATCAATGTCTTACCACTACCAACACCATAATATAAAATAACTGCTTCTTGACTACTTACGCTCCAACTTTGAATAAATTCTTTTTGATAATTTCTGAATGATAAAGTTGAAATTGATTTTTCCATTGTTCCATCATCTTTCTTTTTAAAACTTACATTTTTAACTTTACCTGCATTTATTTTATCAAATGAACTTTCATCAGGGTCAAATTGATAATTATATAATTCAGGATGAATTAATAAATTTTCTTTGTACCATCCAGTTTTAAATTCTTTTTTTAAATTTGTTAAATTGATTGCTTGAAATGCTCGTTTTGATGTTCTTTTTTGTTTTAATTCCATAATATCATTTGCTTGTTGTTGAATAATTGCTTTCAATTTAGCAATTTCCTCTAAAGCATCTTCTAATTTACCACCACCAACCAACCCTTTTTTTGAGAAATGTTTAAAATGTTGCATAAATTTATCGTGTTCGGTTTCATATTTTCCGCCACCTAACAATAAGTTTAGAATATCCATATATAATAATATTAGATAAAAATATTATAATATATATTATATATTAAATGATTTTGAAATCTATTCAAAAAATTCCTAAAATTTCTAAAATTCCAAAAATTACGTTTATACCATACACTGATGAAAACTTTTATAAATTATTAAAAAAATTAAATATAAATCTTGTTACTTTATCTATGAAACAAAAAGATGAAGTATCAGAACTAAAGAAGATTTCTAAATGTGATTAATTAGATATATATTTTAAAAACGCAAAAATAGGGATTTTATAAAATATCAATGATTTTTTATTAATTCCCTACTTTTGCGTCTAGTCAATAAACTGACAATCTATCATTTGATTTTTCTTTTTGACTGTAAATTCATCTAATTCATAAAATAAATCTGTAAATTCATAAGATGTTGCTTTTGATTTTTTACTTTTACTAACTGAATCAATAATAATACATCCAAATAATTGATTTAAAACTTTTATAATTCTTTGATTAATATTCTTAATCGTTGATGCATAATTATTTTTTATATAATTATTAGTATCATTACTGATGACTAAATCATTTAAATTTAATTGATTTATTTTTTCAACTTTATTATCTTTTAGAACTTTTGTGATTAGGTCATCTTTTTGATTATCAAAATAATTTCTACATCTATTATTCCATATGAATGCTCTTTCTTCTTCTTTCATATAGTAAAAATGACAATCGAAATAATATTTTGATAATGTGAATTTATCTAATTGTGTCGCTTTACCTACCCATATCGCCTCACGTTCTATTTCTTTCGCTATAGTTTCATCTATTAATGGTATATCATCATAAGCAATTAACATTTTACTTTCATATAATTCATTTTCAAATTTATCTAATTTATATTTTACGATTTTTTTAACATTTCCGATATCATAATTAGTCATTTCACAAAATTTATAAAATACATCCATAAAGGTACTTTGTTTTTCATTTAATGAACTATCTATAAGGAATTTATAATACTTATTTTCTAATGATGAATACCAATGAGGATATTTTAAAACCATTTTCTCCATTCTATCGAAAAAGAACATTTCTATTATATTTTCTTTTGTTTTTCTTATTCTCATACTGGTTTGAATTACATCACGAACATTATTTACACATCCACTAATTAATAAATATACTTTATCATAATTATCACCTTCATAATTTACTCCTACTGTTATTGATGATGTTGTTAAGATACAATCATATTTATCCCAAACTTCATTTACATTATATAATGTTTTCTTTTTTGCATCATCCATATCACCGTGATAAACTAGTATTTTTGGTTTTGTTTTACATTTTTCTAATATAACACTTTTTAGTTCTTCGATTGAATAATGTGTTTTAGTTGATGATTTATAAGCGTGGAAGATATATAATTTTTTTCTGATATCTAATTCTTCAGCAATTTTATCAATTGTATTTTCATATCCAAAATTTTCATTTAATATTTTCTTTGTTGGTTTATATTTAGATGAATATGTGATAACATCTTTAATATCTAGCATTTCTAAAAATTTTAATGTTGTTGAGGTTGTGAAAGCATCTAATAATATAATTTTTTTACAATTTCTAAATAATGCTATAAAGTTATCAAAGTTTTTATCACCATTTTTATCGTGTGTTTCACTATCCCAATTTTTTATTATGGTTTCAATTTCATCAATGATTAATACTTCAAATTGATTAGTTTTATCTAAATAATTTAAACTTTCACATTGAAGCAGTAATTTAGATGATTCATTTATTTTTTTATGTTTTGTTACTCGTGATGATCCACAATCTAAATAATTAACTACTGACATTTTATTATCTTTAAATCTTTGGTGTGTATTCATTACTAATGCTTGTCTTGGTGTAATCCATATGAATGATTTATTAGTTGTTTTTAAATAATCTACCGTCATTGTTGTTTTACCTCCACCCATACCAATATTAAAGATGCATACTTTATCTTTGGTTAGAAAGTGATCTTCTTTTATTCTATCAATTTCAACTGATGGTATAGTTAAGGTATCAATAAATTTTTTAGTAATTAAATCGGCGGTTCTTTCAACTTCTTTTAATTCAGGATACCAAAATGATAGCAATAATATAAAACATTTTTTAGTCATTTTATAGTCTAATTGTCCTACAATTTTATTCCAATATGAAATCCATTTTGTTTTTCTTTCTTCGGTATTTTTTTTCACCTTCGCCCAATCCCAAAATGTTTCAAATGATAAACCATTATTTTCACAAAATAGTGCAACTTTCCAAGTTATGGAATGACTTATTTTAATGCTATTAGGAAGCATCATTAATAATTTTTTACTGTCTTCTAAATCTGCAGGATTAAAATCTTTATCTAATTGTAAAGGTTTGATATTTAATAATTCTTTGATGTCATTAGATGGTATTATTTGATTTGGTACTGTTTCACTAACCTTAAAATTAAATGGTTTTTCATCACCTGTAAAGAATGAATTTATATAATGATTTTTTTCATTATCATCTTCCATAATCATTTGTTTAGGTTTTTCAGGTTTTGATTGATTGATACATTTCATTGCTCTATTTTTTGTATATACTTTATCATCAAAGAACGAGCAGGGACAAATACATTCATCTTCTTTACATACACATTCCATTTTTTTCATACTTAAAACTAACTTTTTCATATTATCCAAGTCATTCAGATCTTTTAATATTAGTTCGTGTAAAACGATATGATAACTTTTTTTATTTTCATTTTCATAACCACTAACTGCCATTTTTACATCTTCACCAAAATACTTATATATTATTTGTTTTACATCTTCTAATTTTAATTTTGTTATATCATCGCAATCAATATCAAAATATATTTTTTTAGGATATTGTGCGAGGACTTCCATTATAAATCCATTGTTATTATTTACTAAAGGCATTATCTCATCTTCTTTCATCAGAATCCATTGATGATTTTTATTATAATCACATTTGAATAATCTTTCATTTGGTTTTTGAATTGATATTAGGTATTCTTGAGACCCTCCTATACGGGGTGTATTGGTTTCTTTATCTTCTTTGATGACACCGCCACGATACCACGTTTTATTAAAGATTTTTACTTTTTTTGTGTGAAATTTTTCCATTCTACTATATATATTATATATAGATAATAATTCTTTAAATTAAAATACAAAGAAATTTTAATTTAAACTTATTTTATTAAACTAAAGATTTTTATACGAAGTTTTAAATCATAATCAAAAATTATATAACTTTCTTTAAGTCTCCTACGAAGATTCATCATTATTAATTTATTTTTCTATTTTTCTGGTTGTAAAATTCCTAGACGCAAAAGTAGGGAATTAATAAAAAATCATTGATATTTTAATAAATCCCTATTTTTGCGTCTATAAATAATTCTTTGTTTTTTGACTTAAAGAAATATCTATATATATATTATACAAAGAAAATGAACTTAAAAATTCACGAACAACTCAAAAAGTGTAGAAATGCTATTTATTTGGAAGATGAGGAGTGCTATATTATATATTATGATACAGAAAAATTACACATAAAAAAATTAAAAAAATTAGTTGAAGAAACACTTGATTTAGAATGGTATAATAGAGAATCAGGTTTTTATTTTGAAAATTGTATATGCATACGTATAAGACCAATAAGTAATGCAATAATTAATTAAGCGTCATAAGTAATCCTATTAATTTTTGGTGGTGATGGTGGAAGTGGTAATTTTATGTTTGGTTTTGGTATCTTAATTCTTAAATCTTCAGTCGGAGTTGTATTATCCACGTCGATACTAGCAACTAAATCAGTACCAAAACAATGAGAGCGACACCGTTTATGGTTGATAACTGCTAAAATAGTTCCACCAACTGACACGATAATTGCTACAATTGAAATAATAGTATTTTGTTCCATTATATAAATTATATTTAGAAATAAATATATAGATTTCTTTATAATTTGTTATAAAGAAATATCTATATATATAATATACATAGAAGATGCAAGAAGAACACCCCACACCTTATTTAGAAGTAATCAGTGAAATCGAAAAAAAGAGATTAAAGAAAGCACAATACAACGCTAAATATAGTAATAAAATGAAATTAATTCACGCCGATGATGACCCTATTGAATGTCCCGTATGCTACGGAAAATATTATCCTGTAAATAAAACTCACCACTTTAAGACTGACAAACATAAAAACGGGTTAAAAATCAGGGCATCAGTATATGGTGCAGTATAAAAATTATTATCTAATTCAAATATATGATAACATTTGAATTACGTAAATCTAAAAATAAATTAAAAAAATATGATGCATTCTTCTCTGATGATGAAGGCAACCATAAAAAAGTAAGTTTTGGAGCAATTAGACCAAATGGAGAACCATATGAAGACTTTACTATGCACGGCGACGAAAAAAGAAAACAAAGATACATTAAACGCCATCAGAAAAATGAAGATTTTGAAAATTTTCTCACTGCAGGCAGTCTCTCACGATACTTGCTCTGGAATAAAAGGACACTATCAGAATCAATCAAAGATTTTAAGAAACGATTTAATTTAGTATAGCAGGTATTTCTAAAGGTTGAGATTCTGGTACTATTTCAGTCTCACCATTTAAATATTTTCTATAAGATTCGTGGTATTTAACATCAACTTTACAAAGTAATGCAGAAATAATTCTATAAATTAAATCTTTAATATCTTTATTTAATATTGATATTAAAATTTCATCTATTTCTTTAATATCAGTTTTCATCTTATATTGTTGTGTTATTTTTTCAACTAATACCATTACAGGATCATTTCCAAAATTACGATTTAAAAAAACTTCTTCAGGGTGATGAATAACTTTTGTTACTGGTGGTGGTTCTTTTGGTATAATTTTACTTCTATCGACAATGTTTCTATCGTCAAAAGGATCAATTGAATTATGACTTTCCATTTATATATATTATATTTAGAAAATATATTTTTACAATTAAATATATTTTTTAAATCTAAATAATTTTTGTATCTTTAATATACGCTTTTTGAGTTGCGACTGTATGACCCATTTCTGATGCGACTCTTTCCATTTTTTTATTTTCATCACCAAATTCTTTAGTAATGAATATATGTCTTAACATACTAGAAGATACTTTTTTAGGATGAAAGACTTTATTTAATATCCTAGTTATGCAATTATCAGCAGTAAATTCAGTACCATCGTAATATACTAAAAATGGTATATCAATTTTTTTAGACATCTTTTTTCCTTTCAATAATGGATGATGTTTTAAATATAAATTAATTACTTCATATAATTCATCACTTATATCCATTACTTTTTGACCTTCAGTTTTTGCAGTCTTATATACATTAAATATAAATTTTTTATTATCATAATCAAGGTAGTTTTTACTAACTTCATTTTTGTAAGGTCTAATTATATTCATATGACTATAGTCCTTATTACGTCTAGGACTATTGAAAATATATAAACTTAATACCATTAATGATAATAATAAATTATATTTTGATTCAGAAATTAGTTTATCATCTATAAATTTATCTACTGATGTTCTTAAATTTTTATATTTTTCCATAACTTCAGACCATTCTAACCAATTTTCAGATTGTTGATGACTCATTTCATTAGTTGGGGTCTCTTTAATTTCAGTATTAATTTTCATCATTTCATCATAATATTTCTTGTGTAATTTTAACATTTTTTTATTTTCTAATTGTGTTGATAAAACTGAAACTATAGAAATTAAATAACCTCTTTTAGTATTAGGTTTGTATTTCTCTAATTTTTTAATAATTTCTTCAAAATTTTCAAGAAATTTTAAGTTTTTGATTGGAAGATCATCATTTAATTTATCTAAATTTCGTAAGTATAACTTGATTGAAGAATCACTCAAATTTTTATTTTTTAATTGTAAAGATATCTGATTTTTAAAATCCATATATATAATTAATTTAGATAATTATTTTTAATAATCTAAATTAAATCTTATTCTACATCTTTTAATAAGAATATTTCACGCTCACCAACTCCCACCATTGGATAAGTTTTAAATATTGTTGTTGCACGTGTTTCCATTTTTTTAAGTTTTTTGATTTGTGCTTTGTCTAGACCTAAATATTCAGTTAATAAATATTTGATACCTTTACCGCTACCACTTTTCATAAATAAAGTCATAGAATGACATTCATTTAATACCCTTTTTGTATCCTTGCCATTAGTTGCTAGATGATTTGTTAATACTACACTTATATTATGATGACGACCAGTTTCGAGCATTAAATTCATTAATGCATAAACCGTATCTCTAATTCTTTTATCTTTAATGACGTCAGTATCATCGAAGATTACTAAACTATTTTTAAAATCAGTTAATTTAGGTGGATCTCTAGCGAATTCATCATTTAAATTAATACGACCAACTTTATATTTATCTAAACTTTTATCATCATCAACAGCACTAAATAAATACATTTGATTTTTAGGAAATTTCTTTTTGTATTCTTTTAAAAAATTTCCTACGTAGTATGATTTACCGCTACCACTTTGACCTGTAACATATTGAACTCTATAATCATTAACACTATCCGTTGGTATTGCTTGAAATGTGCTTTCACTAGGTAATTTTAATTCACTAAAATTTTTAATTGTTTCGTCTTTATCATCAGAATTTAAATAAACTATTTTTCCGTCTAATTTGCCACCATTAATTTTTACTAATGGGCGACCTACTTTATTCAAGTTAAATGACATCTATATATTACATTTAGATTTTTTTTATTAAATATTTATAATTTCTCTGGTTGAATTCCCGTCTTTCCGATTTGCTTACCGACCATATCTATTTCAGTTTTTAATTTATTAATATTTATACCATTTTCAATGAAATATTCTTTTGCTTTATCATTAAATATTTTGTCAGTCTTTTCAATTACTTCATTTATTTTTGTAATATCAGGTTCGACACCAATATCTTTTAAATTTATTAATATTTTAGACCTAGTATCAGCATCAGTGTATCCTGATTCAACTAATAATTTAATTGTTTTTAAATTAGATGATAAAGCATATAACCTACCATAATCACTATTAAAAAATTTTGATAATTTAATTAATGACCTCTTTTGACGTAAATATCTGAAAATATTAAATATTCTTTTTAATGCTTTAAAATATCTTCCTTCTTTTCTATATTCTCGTGCATCGGTATTCATACGAGTTAATAAAATATGAAATATATCTTCACGTGATAATTCAGTATTAAAAAAATAATTAATACTTACATCTTTAAAGATATTACCAAATCTAACAATATAATCTATTTTAATAAATTCAACACCTCTATTGAATTGCTTAATAAATTCGTCCTTTGGTATGTTTTCATTATCAAAAAATTTTTTCTTATCTTTATCGGTCTTACCTTGAATTTTTAATTCTATAAAATATACGTTAGACATCTTATTTGTTCTACCAATTATCTTCATAAAATTATTATAAACTCTATCAGCATCTTTATCTTTAACATTAGTTATAATGTCATAATCTGATGGATATTTTTGACCTTTCAATGATGCAGTACCAATTACTTTAATATATTCATTAGGATATTTAACTGCTTTTAATACTGGGACAATATCGATATCTGGTTTTTCCTTTTCGAATGTTACTTCCATTTTATATGTCTATATAATATGTAATATAAAAAAATTATATTATATATTTGTTAAATTATTCCGTTATTATTTAATTCTTGGATAAAATCTTGCACTTTTTGACCTTCTACTTCCATCTTTGCTCTAGCAGTTCTAAATCCTGCACTATTAGGAAGTCTTCTAGTTGAAAAATATTTATCCATTGATTCAGAATATTTTTCATATAAATCTGCTAGTGTATTTGCTAGCACTTCTCTTTGGTCTGGTGGTAGTAATGCTGAATTATCAATAGCATTAAATGCCTGTGTTATTAATCCTTTTTCTGCCTCCCACGCTCTATCTTCTTGTGCTATTAAATCAAAATCTTGTTGTCTTCCTCTTACTAAACTGTCAGATATTGGCACTGGTGATCTATCTTTAGACCTATAACGATTTAATAATTCAAGAAAATCTGCTCTATCAATAGTATCTCCACTTTGTGCGACTTGTCCTAATGTTTCCATATATGGTAGTAATTCTTCAAATTTCTTTTCTATAAATTCACGGTCTTGCGTGGATAGTTCATTTTGTCTTGCATATGCTTGAATATAATTCACAATTTGATTATATATCTGGATAAATTCACCAAAACCTTTAGGACGGATTCCTCGATTATAATCATCAATAGAATCTTCTAGTTCTAATCTAAATTTATCAAATAATAATGATAAATTATATTTAACTCTTGTTTCTAATGCGACTCGTGGTCTAATTGCACTAGGTGTTACTTGTTGAACTTTCACTTGTGTTCTCATTACACGTTTTTGAACGTTCATATCTTCGTCTAAAACTGCTCTTAATTGTTTTTGTCTAATGTCTGAATTATTCATATATATATTAGATTTAGATAATAAATTTTATAAAATTATTATTTAAATTATTTAGTATAGGTTATGTGCTTTTACATATTTAGATGCTTCAATCATAGATAATCCTTCATCTTTCATTACACCTCTAACGATTTCTGCTCTTGCACTCTTACCTGCACTTTTAGGCATCTTTTCTACTTTCGCTTTCTTTGCTTTAACACCAGCACTTTTACCTAATCCTCGAATTTTAGAAACGATTGCTTCTTGTGCTTTTTCTTTTAACTTTTTTATTATTTCTTCTTTAATAGCAGGTAGGGCAGGTTCAATAATTTCTTTATAAGCAGGTTTTAAGACTTTTTCATATGTAGGTTTTAAGACTTTATTGTATGCGTATTCATATGGCATTTTCACACCTTTTATGAAGTCTTCTTTAAATCCTGCACCACTTTTTTTATTAACACATTCTTCTAATGCTTTCTTCTCTGCTTTTTTTGCTTTAGATAATCTAGGTCTTCCTCCTTTATTTAATTTAGAACCAGCACTACGACCTGCTCCAGTTTTTAATTCGACACCATAATCAGGTCTTACAAAAGGTTCATTACCTGCTCCCGCTTTACCTGCTCCTGCAAGTTTTTTAGCAACATCGATACCAGCACTAGCGATAGCACCATTCATCCCTAATAAAGGTAGTAAAGGTTGTGCTAGTCCTAAAGTTCCAAAGAAACCCTTTTTGAAACCAGTTCCGAAATCTTCCCAGAATCCTGCTCCTGCTTTTCCTCCACCAAATGAAGGTTGAAGTTGTGCTTCAGGTGTTAAAGTAAGATAAGAAGGGGGTCTATTTACATCATAAATTTGATGACGAATAGCACTTTGATATGGTTGAATTGATGGAACAACAGGAAGAACAGTTCCAGCACCGTTATATTTTTGCATTAATCTTCTTGATTTTCCAGCACTTTTTGCACCAACAATAGTAGTATTTTGTCTTTGTAATGTGTCATTTGGTTCAGATACGACGGCAACTTGACCTCTTCCGAGCATTCCGAATTCATTCGTTCCATATGCTCCAGAAGGCATTTGTGATCCTTGTAAATAAGTCCCTTTTTTATATCCAATTAATTCAGGATTTCCGAGTCTTCCACTTCCTTTTTTATAGTTTGCTTCACCATCACAAGAAACCATACCACGACCAGATAATTCTGAATTAATATAATTCATATCAATTGTTCGGAGACGTCTTGCAATATCTCTGTTATATTCATTGTCGTACATATTATATATATATTATAGATAGATAATATTTTTTTAATAATTAAAAGATATTAATTATTAAAAATTAAACAATTATTTGATTATTTTCATTTCTATATCATTTATTTAAGATATTTAGATAATCCACTACTAGATTGTTGCATTCCTCCACTTTTACCTATTCCATAGATTCCCATTCTTGTTCTTTGGTGTCTTCTACCAATAGCACCTAATAATTTATCAGGCATTCCATTACCAGCGAGACCAGTTGCTTCAGATACAGTTAATTCAGGTTGTCCTTGCATACTAGCATCTAATACGTCGTTCTTATTTAACAAAGCAGTAAAAGTCGAACTACTGCCCTTCTCTGTTACAAATATTCCTTCATTTTGGACGTATATGGTGAGAGCAGGTGTTACAGTTGCAACAGATTGATTTGTGAAATTGACTCTAACGGATAGATTAAAATTCCCGATGCTACCAGCGGAATAGAAATCTTCGACCAATTGAATGTGTTTTGCCATTTGGAGCATTACTAATGACCCGCTCATTGGTACTTTAGTGTTAATATAATCATTACCGCCTGCAACGACTTGGAGTGATTGATTTGATGTTCCAGTGAATTCTACCCAAGATTGATTACTTCCACTTTCTTTTGAAAATTTATAGAGGTCATATGGAACGGCGGTCGAAAGAATTCCTGCCCCGTTATTCCATTGGAGACTAATAGAATCAACTCTTAACCACCAATCACACAAGAAAGAGGTACTCCAAGCAGCATTTGTACCATTTACGTAAGGGGGGGCAACACCAATAATTATTTTAGATGGTACTTGATTGAGTTGGATAGAATTAGATGTAATTGAACCTGCAGCATTTGTAAGAACAGGTGTATTGGGTGCAGTTCTAAATGATAAATATTCAGAATAGGGGATAACGTTTCTTGAAGGCATTAATGATGAAGGGTGAGGAGTATAAAATTTCATTAAGAGTTGAGAATTAGAGAAAGCATTTGCAGGAAGTGAAGCAATAAATGCGTTTAGACCAGCATAAGATCCTGATCTGAAGGCACGAGAAGGATCAGAGGCGATTTGCATAGTAAAATTTAAATTTTGCACCCCGTATATTGCTTGGTTATTGCTTTCAGGTTGTCCCCAAATAAAAGGGGACATTAAGAGAGGTTCAGTAACAGTGATAGTTAATTGTGCGGTTGCAGGAGTAGTAGCAGTACCAGCAACTTGAACTATATTATCTAAAACAAATGACCCATTACCTAAATAATCAGGGTCAGAAGAATAATTTGCACCATTTTGAGGATTTAAAAGATTAGGTGTAGAATATGCTGCACCAAATATTCTGTCTTGTGCAAAAACATTTACATCAGGTCTAGTTGGTGTAGAACCACTATATTTCTGCATTCTTCTTGTATCCATTTGACGAATTAAAATAGGTAAGATATCAGTATAATTTTGAGATACAGTGTTATTGTTAATTTGGACTGAAAGGGATGTTAATAATCTTTGGAGAGGAAATGCAGCGAAAGAATCAAATGCTCCGTATGCAACAAGGTTAGGATTTGCTAAAGCACCATTTGTAACAGAAGTTAAAAGTATTGTAAAGGTGCATCTCCATAGCACTTCACGACATATCAAAGTTTGTTCTGATGGTATCTGACACGAAAAGGTATGGGTTGAGTTAGAGAATGATGTGGCAGTGAATTGTGTTGGTGTAATTTGTTGTGCTCCTTTAAGGACTGCATAACCAATGTCATCAGTAACATTTAAGACATCATCTTTTACGAGGATCTTGGAAAAATCGGCACTCATATTATATATATATTAATTGGAGATAAAAAATTATAATAAATAATTATTTCTAAAATATTTATTATAACAATCTATATATTTTATTGATTGGCGTATTTCTTGTTTCTAAACATTATTTTAATTGATGCACTACATCCTGTCCTTAATTTAAAGGGATTTAAATTATTAAATCTATCTCTCCAAAAGCATTGAAGATTGATAGTCCCTAAAGGATTATTACCGACTAAATCAAAGAGACGATATTCAGCACTAGGAACATATTGGACTAATGGTCTTGTTTCATTACCTCTAATTAATTCTACTTGATAATCAGTCAATACATTACTTAAGGCATTAATAGAATTATCAGGAAGTTGAAATCCTCCATTACCAATTACGACAGGATCACCTTCTAAAGATGCATTTACTGGTAGTAAATTAGATGTAAAAATAAATGACTTTACGGGATTCCATACAGGTATTACTGAAAATTCTTGATACATTTGTATAGCATTATAGGTAGGATAATTTATTATATTTGTATTATTATTATTAAATACCCTTAATCTATAGGCAAGATTTGGAGTATATAAAGGATTACCACCTAAAAAATCTGCTGTAAAAGAATTAAATAATTGGTATAAATTAGCATTCATATATATGTTGATTTGTGGTGATACTGATGCTTGATTATATCCTAGAACATCAGCATCTAAAATACAAAAACCAGTATAAGGGTCATATTCAATAAATGGGGCATTTGCTGTTGGTAATGCTCCTAGTGCTAGAAGTGCTGTAAATGCAGTTTGAAATGCAACATTGACCGAATCAAAAATAAATTTTTGGATGTTATAGATGTAATAATAAGGATTAGAGTATGTATCAACGGTAAAAGGTGGTGATGGTGGTACTGCGTATAAATCTTGAGGAGAAAATAACAAAGGAATTGTTACTTGATTAGCACCGAATAATAATGTTACTGTATATATTAATACATTTGGATTATTTTGTGTAATATCAACTTGTGGTATAAATAAAGGTAATGATGTGGTATCAACTTGAAAACGAACTATACTTAAATAATAATCTGAAGGATTTTGTAAGAAGGTTGTAGAACGAATTTCATTAAATTGTAAAGGTGGTGATGAACCTGTCCCCGTAGTATCAGTATTTGTTACATTTAAATCATAATATATATGATCGGGTATTAAATGCTCTTCATTTTTACGATTTATATTCTTTAATCCAGTGTAGGACATTATATCTATATATAATACATATAGATTTTAATTTTAAAATTATATTATTTAATAAATTCTAAAGAATTTATTAAATAATCGGGCGATTTTTCCAAGATTCTTAATTTTAATCATCTAAAATACATCTAAAAGATACTTACACAATACTTTATGGTATAAATAAATTTATTTTTAATAGATTCTTAATTTTAATCATCATTTTAGATGGTTAAAATTAAGAATCTTGTAAAAATCTCGCCCTTTTAATATAAATTCGAAGAATTTATATTAAAATTTAACTATTATATATGAAAATTGGATTTGCACTATCATTTAATAATTTAGTGTAATAAATATATCGTTGTATTACATCACCATTTTTGATATAACAATTTTTTACATCAATAATATATTTTTGAGTTTGTAAATTTTCAACAATCATACAATATTCTTGTCTTTTACTTGCACTAACTTCATCTAATATTTTATATCTATAATTTTTAATTTCATTATCAAGATCATCTCTAACAAATTTATCTATTTTTTGTTTTATGGTCTTTTCATCGTCATAAATTCCATAAATAGATTTACTAAATGTATCAAACAAAATATACAAATACATATATATAATATATTTAGATATTTTTTTTTAAAAATCTAATTACTATATATTTTTATCTTAAAATATTTTTTATAATGTAAATATATATACATATGAAAGATGATACATATTATCTACATCAAACACCTGAAACTTTAGCACGTGATTTGATATCCAAATTAGATATTACTGATAATGATATTTTATACGAACCATTTAAAGGAGAAGGTGCATTCTATAATAATTTTCCTATTAATAATATAACTCATTATACTGAAATCGAGGAACAATTAGACTATAAAAATTTTAATGAAAATATTGATTGGGTTATTACAAATCCACCATTTAAATTAGATGGTGAAAATGGAAGAATGAATTCTTTTTGGTATTTATTAAATTATTTTACTGATAGAGCGAATAAAGGTGTCGCTTTTTTAGGAAATGATTATTGTCTTGCTACTTTGATGCCGAAACGATTAGAATTATTAAAATTAAAAGGATGGTATCTAAACAAAATAATTGTATGTAATGTTAAAAAATGGAGAGGTCGTTATTTTTTTATGATATTCAGAAAAATTAATTCTGAATTAATAGATTATTTAATTCCTAATTATTGACTAGACGCAGAAGTAGGGAATTAATAAAAAATCATTGATATTTTAAAAAATCCCTATTTTTGCGTTTATTTATAATCCAATCAATACACAGGTTGAATTATTATGTAGTAAAGTTCCACTATTTATTGTTTTTAACATATCTAAATTGATTGTATGAAGTCCTGCAGTTGCATTTAATTGACTTACGATAATTGTTGCTTGTCTATTTTCTGCTTGAACTGCATTCATATTTTCTAAAGTTATAATTTGCACGTCTCCGATTGGTGTGCCATCAAATACAACTCTAACAAATACTCCATTAGGAATTCCATTGTATTGAAAATTTATATTCGCCCATATGTCAATATCTTTTGGTGTTGTATTTGTTATAGTAGTTGATAATACTGTCGTATATCCTGTACCAATTCCTATTATTGCACTTGATGATGCACGAGATGAAACTGGTAGTGATTGACCGTTAATAAGAGGTGTATTAATACCAACTGATGCCGTTATAGTATTAGCATTTGTTATACTAAAATTATTCATATTTAAATTTGCTACCATTGGATTTGATACTGTTCCTGCTATTATTTGTTGAAGTAAGACATATAAATTGTTAATTCTTGTACTTAAGTTAAATGACATTCTATATATTAATATTAGATTTTTATTTTTAATAATTTATTATGCACTTATATATCTCCAAGTAAAGAAAGTATTTAAATCAAATGTATTAGTAACACCTTGTGCTTGTGGTGGTGTAGGTGTTCCAAGTGTATAAGGGTTATTAATTCTTAAATTTATTACATCACCAGCAATAAGATAGAAAGTTGTACTTGATTGCATATTATAATTAACAATTGCTTGAAGACTTGTATTACCAATAATATTTTGCTCGACAATTGATGGTCTTGTTATGTCTATAAAAATACCTCGATTTACACTTGGAGACCAAGTGCCATTATTTAATAACACTGATGCATTAAACTCTAATTGATATAAACCAGTTCTAACCACTGTAAAATCTGTTGTTCCATTTGTATGTGTTATATATCCTCCAGTATTATTCCACGAACCTGTTAAATCAAAAGTAATATCTGTATTTCCTGATGTGAGTGATTGTGCTACTGATTTATAATATGTTGCTTGATATACTGATGCTGTTGGTACTGTTAATTGTATATTGCCTGCACCTGTAGATCCAACTACTAAATTTGAATTTGGTGATGTAATAGTTAATGCTCCAGATTGTGTATTTAATGATGTAACATCTGATGATGGTGGAACTGTT